GGCTGAATAGCCACAGACTTCCCTCCAGCAGCAGTTAGTTGAGATTCACATTCCACATTTTTACTATTACAACTACAGATCACACTGGAAGCTTGGCACTCTAAACTATTTACAACGAACAGGAGAGTGGCCAACCTGTTCGAAAACTTACTGACTAAGTTACATTCTTCTTCACACAAGCGGAGGAGGAGTGGAGCTAATCGATCCCACTCCTCTTGACTATGCAGGGACAATTCTCTTAAGCTAAATTCGAGGTTATTAAATGTTTGAAGCTCACTATCTGCACACTTACGGATCCACATAGGGGTCTCTTTAATAACATTCAGATCTAAAGGTGCCACATAACGTGCCACATCCTTATCATACCTAAACTTACGCTTAAGATAACTTATATCAGTAAGGGGACGAAAGTCAGGAACTTCGCCACCCGATTTAGATTCATCGGTGTAATAAAGTCCAAACTCTCTTAACAGATCTACTAATGTGTTCTGGTTAAAGAACGAAAGATACCGGTCGGGAATGCCCAGAATATGGTCATCCCCGTACGCGACGATATCACACTCTTGCCAGAACTCGTTTACATCTAAAATGGTTACGCTAACGCCCTGCTTCCTGCGAGCAAGAAGAAAGGCACTACTTATAGCTAACAAAACAAAAACACTATTTACAATCGCAGTAAGATAGTGTCCAGAGGGTAAAGACTTTAACCACTGAAACACATGCTTACCGGAAACATGAAAACTATTTACAAGAGATGAGATTATAGCCTCCATCTGACGACGAGCATACGGATCCTCTCCAAACACATACTGTGAAAAATCAATCAAAACCTTGCAGGCTGCTTGCAACAAGTAAGCCTGCTCGGAAGCGTCAAAGCCTTCGAAATCTCCGGCGACAAATTTTTGATTCTTTCCCAGCAGTTGCTTGGCGAGGAAATGCCAATCATCAGAATAGGGGTTAGTTCCTACGCTAATGTGTATCCTATTTCTAAGTTCTGAGATTATAGCGACAATTCCATTGAACCATCGCTTAGTCCAGATCAAATAATCTATGGGACAGGCGGCAAACATTCGAGTCTTATGACACTTTTCCAGCGGCTTACGCTCATCCTTCA